TTCTCCCAAACCAACGTTTATGAAAATGCAGAAATAACGAGAAAATGGCATCATTCCTGCTTTTGTCAGAGGGAGCTACCATGCTTATTGGCTATGTTTTCGTATCAACAAATGACCAGAAAATCGATCTACAACGTAATGCGTTGAACTGTGCAGGATGCGAGCTGATTTTTGAAGACAAGATAAGCGGTACAAAGTCCGAGAGCCTAGGGCTGACACTGCTGTTCTTGATGCAAATTAAAGGATTTAATAGTGAGTTGTGGCCTTACTAATGTAAGGCCGCTATAATCATTTTATTAATTGCATTAATCGTGTTTTGGCCATACTTTCAATGCAATTTCCCCCAACTTTTTACCCCGCTTCAGGATTTCACCCTCATCCCATTTATCCTTAAGTATAAGTGGTATGTTCAGTCGTAGATTGGTGTGGACGATGAGAGCATCACGTTTTTTCAGAAATACAGCATTCTGAACAGAACGGTTTACGCTAAGGTTAAGCAAAGTTAGATTTCCCAACGTAGCTATCGCTTGTTGCCGTTTCCTTACCAGTAGCTGCTCAGGGGTAAGATCTGTTCCAGACAGAACAATTTGGTTCAATACCGTTGCATCTGAATTTGTCACCATATGACCATTTTCGAGAGGCCAACAGGAATACCAACTTTGAGGCATAAGATGATCGATATCGAGATTGGAAAGATTTGGAACATCAGGCTTCTCTGTCTTCACTTGGCGACAAAGTTCTCTTTCAAGTTCCGTTAACATTGAGCGCATTTTCGGTGCGTCGAGCCTGCCAGGATAAAGTGGAGCATTGATGCAAGCATTGAGAAATTCTGAGTCACCAGGCCAACGTGAGGCTTCGCCATTTAAGCTATTGAGGATATTACGTAACTCAACACTGGAAATTTCCGTTTTAGACAAGTGCCGCAATACATTCATAAATACATTGTTGTAATTCTTTGGCGTCAGGCCACATACGGCTCTTCGTACTACGTAGGAGACAAGATCATTATACATGGCTGCTTTCTCATCATCGGCGATATTAGCTATCGAAATGAACAAAGCAAGCGGATAAAGTGTCGTCACATCATAGGCTGCGATGCGATGTCCAAAGTGTGAGATGGGGGTTGTGCCAAAACCACCAACTAATTCTTTATATTGTGATGCATATTGTTTGAGGCGCTTTACTTGCAGATCAGCTCGTTGTGAAGGCAAGTCCTTACTTACATAATCACGATACTCATTGTAAAGACGAGACAGATCAATTTCACGTTGCCTTTCTGATTGCAATGTCGCATGCACTAGCCACTCCATGCGTGGTTTATTAATACGTCCACGGCGTTGCCTTTCCGACCAGTATGTATCTTCAAAGCTCTTCCATTCATTTTCATATAATTCAATAGCATTAATATTTTCATGCTCAGCGCACATAAAGATGTAGTTGCGAATAAGATCCGTGGCATGAAGTTCCGCCCCTCGGCCATTTAATGTTTCAAAAATTATTTGGGCATCATCTTCAGCTTCGAGAAATATGCTTACCAGTTTCAGATCCGTCAAGACAGCCTCAATTAGTGCTACAGCATTTTCATGTGGTGAGTACTTTTCTATTTTAATCCATTTTATAAAGGCTTCAGTAAAAAACCATAATGCCTCTAGTGACGGCGGGTGGTTGAAATGTTTACGTAACGTACCATGTTGCGTGAAGCTATCAGAAAATACATCACGGAGATCGTCAATGTTTTCAACATTAAAACTTTGAATAAAATGAGTTTGGTCTCGAAAAGTTGGCCACAGTTTGAAGCATTCTACCTTTTTATTTCGCATAGTTGCTTCGTTTGTATTTTTCAAGCAAGTCAATACTAACCCTTCCAAATCAGAAAGGCCTGTAGCACGCAATGATAATCGAATGGATGCCAGAATATATTGAAGAGTGGTTAAACGTTGCTGGCCGTCAATAATATGTATGGTATCTACACCTAACAAGCTGTTTTTGAGTTGAGGTTCCAGCACCACCGCGCCAAGGAAATGGGGAGTTGGTTTTGTTCCCAAAAGTCGGCTATGTGCTTTTTCGAAGATATCCTCCAGCAAAGCTGACCATTGGTTTTGTTGCGTCCATACGTAGGCACGTTGATAGAATGGAACACGATATTGTCGTTGATTTTGGAAAAGTTGCTGGATGGTTAGCGTTTCGGATTTCATTGTTTACCTATAAGTGACATTCCACAAGAGTAAGAAATTCATCTGAGTCAGAATAATCATTTTTATGTAGTCATGATACAGTGTATTTGTTGCTGGTGAAGTAAAAACGAGAAATCCCGCTTTTGAATGCTGACGTGCTACGGTTTCATTGGATATTCTCTTTTGTCTGTTCTCCATTGCGTCGGTGTTTTTTCGAGATTGTTAGCACATTGTTGCTGCTGTTTTTTTATCCAAGCGCTGCTAAATCATTGTAGATGGCACTATCGGGTATTGAAGCTGCAGACATGTCGTATACAATAGTCAGCTGCGGCTGGCTGGTGAACTTCCGATAGTGCTAGTATTGAATTATGTCAAGCCGTTATCGATTTTACGTATTTTTTGTATGAGAGGATTTGCACCTCCTCCCACCGCTCCTCCATGACTTTACGCCACTGTCTCTAGGGCTGCTAAGTGCCAGGAACAGACATTGGTGGTATGCAGGGTCAGAGGGGAATAAAAAACTTATTATATTGATCAAGATGGGGCTATTCTTGGCAACTTAAGCCGATATAATACAGATCAAGTGTGCTCTTTTAGGGTTCCATATTGATTAACAGAAAATTAATCAGGGAGATAAGCTTGAGCGAATCCACTATAATCCTTGCTAAAGAATCAATTTCAGATGGAAGTGAAGTAAACGAGATAAATGAAATAAGACCCCTTAGTAATGAGGAAATTGAAGTGTATGATACACAAAAAAATATACTTATGGAGTTTGTGAATGATTTTGCCTTAGTAGAATATGTAAGATTGAACTATGAGTCACTAATGGAACTTCTGGATGAAACGGTTAAAAAAGTAGCCGAAGAACCTTCTTTTATTGGTTCATATCCCTTCAAAACCTTCAAATTCTTTTTAAATACAAGAATACTGAACTATATGATGTCAGTGAAAACTTTACTTGACCATATGGAAACCAGTATTAACAGGAGGTATGGGGCTAATTCAACGGAATTTGTCGAGTTTAAAACGCTGACGGGAAATGAATTTGATAGCAAGTTTTCATATAGATTCATGTATAAGCTCAGAAATTTTGTTCAGCATTGTGGAATGCCACCACTTTCGTACACGATATCAAAATCACTTGATGAAACCAGTAGTACTTTAATTGTAGAGTTAATCGTATATTTCATGAGAGATGAATTGATTCGTGGATTTTCTAAGTGGGGGAGTCAGGTAAAGACTGACCTGACACAGATGGATGAATCTTTCCCAATAATGCCGATTTTTAATGAGCACATCAATTCTATTTTCAAAGTGTATATTCTATTCAATGAAAAATATCACATCACAAAAGCTTTAAAAGCAAAAGAATTCATAATAAACTTCATTGGAGAGAGAGAGGATTATATTGATGATGAATACATTATCGCAGAACTAAAAAATACACAAACAGGTTTGAGTATAAACAAAAAAACCATTCCTACATCAGCGCTTGAGAAAATATCCGATTTTTACAGAATAAAAGAATACCTATTTTAGCAATGGACATGGCTTAGAGAAACTAACACATTTTTCCAGAGAAAGCCGCGGATATCACTGGTTGCGCTAACATATTTTTCGAACTATGTGTAATTGTATTCGCTGCCTGAGACTGAGTATCGGCAGGTCACCAGCACGTTTTCCATTATAGATGGCGTGACCTGCTCCCCACTGATTAATACGCCTCAATGCCAGTCATGTTGTTGAGGCTGCCAATGTCCGCATCTCGCTCATAACACATTCACTACAGTTATGGTAGAAGGTATGCATGCTGGGTGGGGAAAGTATGAAGGAAAAGAAGACTGCTGCGCCGTTTGTTGTCACATTTATCTTCATTGGCTATGCAAGTCGTAATACAAGGTGGGACAAAACTGAGACACATAAGGCCTCGCAATGACTTGCAAGGCTTTACATGTTTTGATGTGGTGGGACGTGTGAGCGCAGTGTTGATGGGGTAATGCTTTGAATTAGAAGCGGATTCTTATAATTCGTAATGCGAAGGTCGTAGGTTCGACTCCTATTATCGGCACCATCTAAATCAATAAGTTACCTCGCATTTAAGTAAACTACGTTCTCCTCTTGTGCCGTATTTGTGCCATTGCGACTTATAATCGCATCGATTTTGCTCGCGTGCTCGGTGAGATGCCCGGCTGAAAGGTGGGCGTATCTTTGAACCATTTCGAGAGTTTCCCATCCTCCCATCTCTTTAAGTGCAAGAAGAGAGACACCGGACTGAACCAGCCAGCTTGCCCAGGTATGCCTCAGGTCATGGAAGCGGAAGTTGCTAATGCCTGCCCGCTTTAACGCTCCCTTCCATGCCTTGTTGCTGTCGGTTCTCATCTTCCTTACCGCTGCTGTTTTTGTTCCGTCGCTTCGGTAGGCAGGTTTGGTGTGGACAAATACCCATCTCTTATGGAGCCCCTGCTGTTTTCTTAATATCTGGCATGCGGTTTCGTTAAGAGGAACTCCGATCGCATTGCCAGCTTTTGTTTCATCAGGGTGCATCCATGCCATTTTCTTATCCAGATCGACCTGTGACCACTCAAGGTCTGTAACGTTGGAACGACGAAGGCCTGTCGTGATTGCAAACATGACCACAGGGAAGAAATGAGGAGCAATTTCTGCAAACAGGCGCTTCGATTCCTCCTCTGTAAGCCATCTGATTCGTCCATTCTTAACGCGTGGTGTTGATATTTTGGGCGCCCTGTCAAGCCATCCCCATTCAACAGCCATATTGAGAATAGCGCGAAGTATTGCCAGATGCCGCGTCTTCGTTCCTTTGCTTGCCAGCTTTGGTTTATACTCCGGCACTGGCTTGCCAAGCCGCAAACACCTATCCCGGCTCATCTCCCAGTTCAGGCGATGGCGGCGGTTTTCCATCCCGTCTACCGCCTCCATTATTTTTTCTGTTGTTATGTCAGAGAGAATGGTTTCTCTGAAGTGCAACATCCAGAACGATATAATGCTCTTGTCATCATCAATGGACTTCTTATCCGCTTTCTCTCGCAGCCACCGTATGCAGGCTTCCTTGAATAGCTTTTTCGGTGATTCACCGAGATTTTTTACTCTCCACGCTTCTGCTTTCAGACGATCGTGAAGTTCTTGCGCTTGCCTCTTGTCCGATGTTTCAAGAGAGCGTCTAACTCTTGATCCATCTGGCGCGACGAAATCGCAGTGCCATGTGCCACCGCGCAGTTTGATTGACATGCTTTAACCTCCTGCACATCAACCGCATTCACCGCGCTATTGTGTCTCACAGACTTAAGCGCCGCAATGCAGTCTGACTTGCAAATGCGATATGGGCTTTTAGGTTTATCTGGATTTATCTTTGCGGCTTGAAGTCGTCCACTTCGTATCCACTGCGTGATAGTGCCTTTGTCTACCTTCAGATACGACGCAGCCTCTTCACGAGTGAAGATTTCTTCTTCCACTTGGAGTCTCCATTTATTGGATTGACATGATTGCTGTAGGTCTGGATATCTTGAGAAGCTGGCAGGCCTCATCGAGTGTGAGGCTGTATGATTCCATGGTTACCTCTGCTTTTTGAACGCATGTCACGTAACTTCTTAATGTGTTCTGCCGTTTCGATCTCTTCTGCTATCCGATCTGCATCAGCTTTATTCACAGGTTCAAAGTCATGATTAAAGCGGAACATGCTGGCGATACATGTTCTGCCTTTTCGGATGTAGTGAACTTTGTTGTGGGTAGAACGCAGGATTTTGCAGGGAGTGCCGTGGTGGTCGACGTACCAGGTGTTAGGAAAAATGATTCTGAACATTTTTACACCTCAATTGGACGATGTTGAAATTTGCTGCTTTGAGGCCATCACAGTCCCCATTGTTTGTTCTTAAGTTCGATCTCCTCCTGGCAACTTGCACAAGTCCGACAACCCTGAACGGCCAGGCGTCTTCGTTCATCTATCGGATCGCCACACTCACAACAATGAGTGGCAGATATAGCCTGGTGGTTCAGACGACGCATTTTTATTGCTGTATTGCGCTGTAATTCTTCGATTTCTGATGCTGAATCAATGATGTCTGCCATCTTCCATTAATCTCTGAATTGTTGGTTAATACGCTTGAGGGTGAATGCGAATAATAAAAAAGGAGCCTGTAGCTCCCTGATGATTTTGCTTTTCATGTTCATCGCTCCTTAAAGATGCCGTTTAACATGCCGATCGCCAGGCTTAAATGAGTCGGTGTGAATCCCTCAGCGTTACCGTTTCGCGGTGCTTCTTCAGTACGCTACGGCAAATGTTATTGATGCTCCTGTCTGGTGACAGCCATCGGGCTTGTATTATGTATAAGTTCTGATAAAAGCCTCCGATATATTAAATTTAAATAACGAAATTCATCTTCTTGATAAGTTGTGATAGCATCATTAAAAGTTTCAGTTCGTTGAGCAGGGATTACATGGTAAATCAGCAACAGCAACAGATTAACGAAAATCTAAAAATTGAGGCAATCCGTTGGTATCAGAAGCTGCAGGAGATTACTTATCTTGAAGCAGGACAACACATGCGGGCTTTAAATCAGCTCATGTGGCAAATCCCTAGTTTCGTAATTGCTGTCAATGGTGGGTTGTGGTATGCAACAACACTGGCAAATGAAAGTTCCCTATGGATTATCTTTGCAGTGTTAGCATTGTTTGATTTCACAACAATGATTACACTTTATCGCTTAAGGTCTTTAATTGGTTCGAAAATAGCACTACAAAAAAACATTGAAGATCCTTCAAAAAACTATATTTTAAATGAAATTACTAGAGACGCTGGATTTAAATTGCCCTCTAGCTATGATAATAAGGAAACTGGTTACATAGTAGTGTCGTGCTGGGCAGTAATGCTTATTGTTTGCTTCTTTGTTAATATTGCTGGGGTATATCATCCAAACTTGTTTTCAAAAGACATTTCACATAATACATACAAAGCAACAATTAAAAATATTGAGTCAGGATTATTTATCGAAGCAAAATCAGGATTATCAAAGTGACTTCGTGGAAGTTTTATGACAATAATGCTGATCGCTTATTTGCCGATTATATATCACTTGATTTTTACTCTATCTTTCAGGATGTTGAAGAGTTTATTTTACAATCTAAGGGTGTCTCTTTGGATGTCGGTTCAGGTTCCGGCCGTGATGCTGCTGCGTTAGATGAATTAGGTTATAAAGTAATAGCTGTTGAACCAAGTGAAAAGATGCGAAATTTGGCATCTTCATATTATAAATCTAACCATATTATATGGTTAGATGATTCATTGCCTTTTCTTCATAGTGTTAAAGCAATGAATCTAAAGTTCGACCTTATTTTAGTCAGTGCTGTATGGATGCATCTTTCAAAAAAAGAGCAAAAAATCTCACTAGAGACGCTAACTGATCTTTTAACATTGAATGGGAGAATGATAATTACATTGCGCTTAGGACCTCCCGAACCAGATAGAAACATTAACGTTGTTAATACTGAGGAACTTCTTGAGTTAGCGTCTCAGTTAGGTCTGAAAACATTGCGAGTTACGTCAATAAATAAAGATAGTTTTCAACGTAACCAGATAACTTGGCAGAAAGTTGTATTATCAAAAAATAATGAGTAAATAACTTAGTATTATTCGCACAGACCGTAGCGTGAAGAGCAAACCTCTATATCGAGACTTGCTTTTACAAGATCGTAGACCTTGCCACCGCGCCCTGTTTTTGCCCACTCTACGACTTCATAAACACCCGGAGAATTAAGATCTCCACGAGGACCATAAAATCCTGACCAGTCGATGTGTTGCACATCAGGTTTTAGCCCAAAAAGTTGAATATTTCGACCAAGTGGCAGATTGAACTGTTTCATCCAGCGTTGGCTTATCTCTCCTACGCTCATCCAGTGTACCCATCTACTAGCAAGGCGTACCTTCAACTCCCATTGTTTGTGCTTTTTGATGTGCTCTGGCCAGCGCGCAGCCGTCTCTGCAATTTCCTCTTTGTTGCATAGCACGCAATTCATGCAGCCAACACGAGACGCACCTTGCATATAAAGTGGATTTGGCTTAATTCCGAAATATTTGTGAACTGCGAATACGTCCTCAGCCGTCCATTTGTGGAGCGGCAGGAAGTTGTAGAGAAAATCGGCGTCGCGCATATCGCGGGAAAACCTCTCATATCCAGCGCGCTTAGAGGACTCATCCGCGCGAACACCAGACCATTGTACGATAACATCGCCAGCATCAAGGAGCGGCTTTATGGCTGCGTCGAAAGCTATCTGAATTTTCAGTTCGTCTGTACAGAATCGGTCGCGCAGCATAGGGAACTTGCCATGCAGAAGGGAGCAATCCAAAAAGCTATTACCGGATGGGTGCATAACGGAAAGCGCAGCATCAAGAGCAGTTTCGAACTCAATTCCCCAGCGTTCTGCTGTGCGCTTCCAGGCTTGCCCGAATTTGGTGTCAGAACGTGCGAGGGAAGGCATGACTATGCCACGGTATGCTCCCATGCGGATCATCTGTCGTTTAGACCAGTTTTTTTGCAGATAAATTCGTCGTTTGGCAAAATCTTCTTCAGTGTAAATCCGCTTCACAACCTGCACAGGGCTACAACCGATCTGCTCATGAATGCTCCTGGCGAATTCGACAGTTAGATTATGCTCATTATCCGTGTCTGCCATAACAGCATGTACCTGTTTGCCGAATAATGTGTGCGCCACTGCGAGTGTGGCAGTGCTGTCTTTTCCTGCTGAATAATTCACGATTATCTTATGATCATTAGGGATGCGAAATTCATTTATATATCTGTTGTAGGACTCTTCTATTTCGCGAATTTTCTTGCTGATGTCTGTTGGGACAATAATTATTGCTGCCTCGTTCATACCGCCTCCCGTTTATTATTTATCTCCTCAGCCAGCCGCTGGGCTTTCAGCGGATTTCGGATAACAGAAAGCCCGGGAAATACCCAGCCTCGCTTTGTAACGGAGTAGACGAAAGTGATCGCGCCTACCCGGATATTATCGTGAGGATGCGTCATCGCCATTGCTCCCCAAATACAAAACCAATTTCAGCCAGTGCCTCGTCCATTTTTTCGATGAACTCCGGCACCATCTCGTCAAAACTCGCCATATACTTTTCATTCCGCTCAATCACGACATAATGCAGGCCTTCACGCTTCATGCGCGGGTCATAGTTGGCAAAGTACCAGGCATCTTTTCGCGTCACCCACATGCTGTACTGCACCTGGGCCATGTAAGCCGATTTTATTGCCTCGAAACCACCGAGCCGGAATTTCATGAAATCCCGGGAGGTAAACGGGCATTTCAGTTCAAGGCCGTTGCCGTCACTGCATAAACCATCGGGAGAGCAGGCGGTGCGCATACTTTCGTCGCGATAGATGATCGGGGATTCAGTAATATTCACGCCGGAAGTGAATTCAAACAGGGTTCTGGCGTCGTTCTCGTACTGTTTTCCCCAGGCCAGCGCCTTAGCATTAACTTCCGGAGCCACACCGGTGCAAACCTCAGCCAGCAGGGTGTGGAAGTAGGACATTTTCATGTCAGGCCACTTCTTTCCTGAGCGGGGCTTTGCTATCACGTTGTGAACTTCTGAAGCGGTGATGACGCCGAGCCGTAATTTGTGCCATGCATCATCCCCCTGTTCGACAGCTCTCACGTCGATCCCGGTACGCTGCAGGATAATGTCCGGTGTCATGCTGCCACCTTCTGCTCAGTGGCTTTCTGTTTCAGGAATCCAAGAGCTTTCACTGCTTCGGCCTGTGTCAGTTCTGACGATGCACGAATGTCGCGGCGAAATATCTGGGAACAGAGCGGCAATAAGTCGTCATCCCATGTTTTATCCAGGGCGATCAGCAGAGTGTTAATCTCCTGCATGGTTTCATCGTTAACCGGAGTGATGTCGCGTTCTGGCTGACGTTCTGCAGTGTATGCAGTATTTTCGACAATGCGCTCGGCTTCATCCTTGTCATAGATACCAGCAAATCCGAAGGCCAGACGGGCACACTGAATCATGGCTTTATGCCGTAACATCCGTTTGGGATGCGACTGCCACGGCCCCGTGATTTCTCTGCCTTCGCGAGTTTTGAATGGTTCGCGGCGGCATTCATCCATCCACTCGGTAACGCAGATCGGATGATTGCGGTCCTTGCGGTAAATCCGGCATGTGCAGGATTCATTGTCCTGCTCAAAGTCCATACCATCAAACTGCTGGTTTTCATTGATGATGCGGGACCAGCCATCAACGCCCACCACCGGAACGATGCCATTCTGCTTATCAGGAAAGGCGTAAATTTCTTTCGTCCATGGATTAAGGCCGTACTGGTTGGCAACGATCAGTAATGCGATGAACTGCGCATCGCTGGCATCACCTTTAAATGCCGTCTGGCGAAGAGTGGTGATCAGTTCCTGTGGGTCGACAGAATCCATGCCGACACGTTCAGCCAGCTTCCCAGCCAGCGTTGCGAGTGCTGTACTCATCCGTTTTATACCTCTGAATCAATATCAACCTGGTGGTGAGCAATGGTTTCAACCATGTACCGGATGTGTTCTGCCATGCGCTCCTGAAACTCAACATCGTCATCAAACGCACGGGTAATGGCTTTTTTGCTGGCCCCGTGGCGTTGTAAATGATCGATGCAGAGTGATTCAAACAGGTGCTGGGGCAGACCTTTTTCCATGTTGTCTGCCAGTTCTGCCTCTTTCTCTTCACGGGCGATCTGCTGGTAGTGACGCGTCCAGCTCTGAGCCTCAAGACGATCCTGAATGTAATAAGCGTTCATGGCTGAACTCCTGAAAATGGCTGTGAAAATATCGCCCGCGAAATGCCAGGCTGATTAGGAAAACAGGAAAGGGGGGTTAGTGATTCAGGCCGTTACCGCGTCCGTCGAGAAAAACTTCCACGAGCAAATCACTGGTATAAGTGCGCTCGATGCCGCGATGCAGATAAAGCCGTCCGCGTAAATTAGCTGATGCAGTCCAGGTACCATCTTTGTGTTTGACCAGCATTCCTGGCATGACCGCGCCGCGATTAACGGTCTGTGTTCCGTAATGTTGATGAACCATAAAAACTCCTGCCCGTAAGCTGGGCTGCTGAACATATAGAGACTTCTGCGCATATTCAGGCGGTGGATGGCCGCCGGTTGTCATAACTAAGCCGCCTCGTTGAAGCGACTGAGGTATGAAATGTTGAGTTAATTTCAGCTGGTCACACCGACGTTCACGCGTCCGTTTCACCCCTCGCACTCCCCGAAGCCTGCTGAAATTCAAACTGCGGATCTAAGCGGTCATCGCAACGGTGAATCAGGTAGTTGCCGTATCGTTGTGTTGTTGCGATGAACTTATTTAAAACTATAGTTGTTTTATCGTCAACAACAAAAGTTGTTTTATTGGTTGTTTTAGATATAACTGGTTGTATTTAGGATGGATTTATTTTGTGACTTGAATCGCATAGCGATAACTGAAGCGAGGTTATGGTGGTTTTTTTAACGGTGTGTGTGATGAGGGGAGGGCAAAAGAAAACCCGGCACGGTGACCGGGATTCTTACGCCGTTAGGTAAAGATATTATTGCGGTGGCTTAATATTACTACCTAGAGCAAAGATAGGAATTAGTTCTTTACTGAATGAGCACAATGCCCAGTTGATAATTTTTAATTGGTACTACCCATGCTTCCTATATGTCTGCGGCATGCTCCCAATAACCTTACCGAAGATGAACACCCGGTTCATCTCGTCTTTCTCGATCGGGTCCCACGGTGAGTAGCTTTTGTTATCAGAGATGACCAGCAGCTTATCCTTCATCATTTGCAGGCGCTTTACATGGGCTGTGTCGTCGTACAGAAACGCATAGATACCATCACCGTCGAAAGATTTAACTGTGATATCAACGAACAGCAGATCACCTGGTTCGATCGTTCCTGACATGCTGTCACCACGCACGTTAATGATGCGGATATTTTCCGCCTTCCTACCATCGAACATGTGACGAGCATCGTCAAACGAGTACTCAACCGAGCGTAGAACTTCTACAAACTCACGGTTGATGACTCCCGGCCCAGCACTGACTTCTATATCAAGAACGTCAATCTTGAAGTATTTGGAATGGCTGACAGTTGATTGTATTGGTTGCACTGTACTGTCTGACATATTTCCAACGCCAGAAGATAACCATTCTGCGCGCACACCCAAAGCGTTCGCGATCTCCACGATTTTAGTTGTTTGATTAGCTTTCCCTGTTTCGATTTTCTGAATAGCAGCCTGGCTAACCCCGACCAAATCCCCAAGCGCCTTTTGTGTAAGGCCTCGCGCTAATCTGGCTTCTTTAAGTCTTTCTGAGAGTGTTGTTTTCATAGTCCAAATGTACAACCAAGGTTTTATTCCATCAAACGAAAATGGTTGTTGACTAAAAACAACCATAGTTTTAATCTTGATTCAAATTAACCACGGAGGTTGTTATGAACCCAGCTATCAAAACAGCGATCAATATCGTTGGTTCACAAAAGAAACTGGGCGCTGCTTGCGAAGTTTCACAGCAGGCCGTCTATAAGTGGCTTCACAACAAAGCAAAGGTATCCCCTGAACATGTCGGCAGCATTGTTACGGCTACTGGTGGAGTAGTGAAGGCATACCAGATTCGCCCGGATCTTCCGAAGTTGTTTCCACACACCGAAAAGAACGCAGCTTAAATTTCCATTTCACGCTCTTTAACAATAAGCAATCAACTTAACAGTCAATTCAAACTAAAGGAGTCAATTATGCAACCACTTCCATACCAACAGACTAGCGGATTTAGCCCGACTGCGGTGATAAATCGTTCTCAAACAAAACAGGTGCCAGGCCACGAAAAAATCCGTGATGCCGTCCGCGCCTGGTCGGCTGTAGATAATCAGGATGTCGTTGCCACACTCATTGTGAATGAGTATCGGGAGCAGGGCGGCGGCACCATCGATTTCCCTGATGATGTCAGCCGTGCACGCCAGAAGCTGTTCCGCTTCCTCGATAACAAATTCGATTCTGAAAAATACCGAAATAACGTGCGTGAACTGACCCCGGCAATTCTGGCGGTACTACCGCTGGAATATCGCGGTTACCTGGTTGAGCAGGATAGCTTCATGGCCAGGTTGGCTGAAATGGAAAAGGAACTCAGTGAGGCAAAACAGGCTGTCATTCTCAACGCACCACGCCACCAGAAACTGAAGGAAATTAGTGAAGGTATTGTATCGATGTTTCGTGTGGACCCAGATCTGGCTGGTCCATTGATGGCGATGGTTACTACCATGCTGGGGGCGATATGACAGGTTCAGAAATGGCGAAAGCCGGTCTGCTGGAACAGAACCGACTTTCAGGTGCAAATCGTAACACACTCATTGCGGGAGGAATTATGGCAAACACTGCTGAGATATTCAATTTTCCAGTGCCGGATGCGGCACAAAAGGAGCCGCGCGTGGCAGATCTCGATGATGGTTATACGCGCATTGCAAATGAGTTGCTGGAAGCTGTGATGCTGGCCGGATTAACACAGCACCAGCTTCTGGTCTTCCTGGCTGTCATGCGCAAAACATATGGCTTTAATAAAAAACTGGATTGGGTGAGCAACGAGCAACTGTCCGGATTGACCGGGATATTACCGCACAAGTGTTCTGCTGCAAAAAGTGTTCTAGTAAAGCGTGGGATTTTGATTCAGAGCGGGCGGAATATCGGTATTAATAATGTGGTCAGTGAATGGTCAACATTACCCGAATCAGGTAAGAAAAATAAAGTTTACCTGAAAGAGGTAAATTTACCTGAATCAGGTAAGAAAAGTTTACCCAAATCAGGTAAAGGCGTTTACCCGAATCAGGTAAACACAAAAGACAAACTAACAAAAGACAATATAAAACCTTTTTCGTCCGAGAATTCTGGCGAATCCTCTGACCAACCAGAAAACGATCTTCCTGTGGTGAAACCAGATGCTGCAATTCAGAGCGGCAGCAAGTGGGGGACAGCAGAAGACCTGACCGCCGCAGAGTGGATGTTTGACATGGTGAAGACCATCGCACCATCAGCCAGAAAACCGAATTTTGCAGGGTGGGCTAACGATATCCGCCTGATGCGTGAACGTGACGGACGTAACCACCGCGACATGTGCGTGCTTTTCCGCTGGGCATGCCAGGACAACTTCTGGTCCGGTAACGTGCTAAGTCCGGCCAAACTCCGCGACAAGTGGACCCAACTCGAAATCAACCGTAACAAGCAACAGGCAGGCATGATAGCCAGCAAACCAAAACTCGACCTGACAAACACTGACTGGATTTACGGGGTGGATTTATGAAAAACATCGCCGCACAGATGGTTAACTTTGACCGTGAGCAGATGCGTCGGATCGCCAACAACATGTCGGAACAGTACGACGAAAAGCCGCAGGTACAGCAGGTAGCGCAGATCATCAACGGTGTGTTCAGCCAGTTACTGGCAACTTTCCCGGCGAGCCTGGCTAACCGTGACCAGAATGAACTGAACGAAATCCGCCGCCAGTGGGTGCTGGCTTTTCGGGAAAACGGGATCACCACAATGGAACAGGTTAACGCTGGAATGCGCGTAGCCCGTCGGCAGAATCGACCATTCCTGCCATCACCCGGGCAGTTTGTCGCCTGGTGCCGGGAAGAAGCATCCGTTACCGCCGGGCTGCCAAACGCCAGCGAGCTGGTTGATATGGTTTACGAGTATTGCCGGAAGCGCGGGCTGTATCCGGATGCAGAGTCTTATCCGTGGAAATCAAACGCGCACTACTGGCTGGTTACCAACCTGTATCAGAACATGCGGGCCAATGCGTTGACTGACGCGGAATTACGGCGCAAGGCTGCCGATGAACTGTCCTGTATGACCGCACGAATTAACCGTGGTGAGGCTATACCTGAACCAGTAAAACAACTTCCTGTCATGGGCGGTAGACCTCTAAATCGTGCACAGGCTCTGGCGAAGATCGCAGAAATCAAAGCTAAGTTTGGGCTGAAAGGAGCAAGGGTATGACGGGCAAAGAGGCAATTATTCATTACCTGGGGACTCATAAGAAATTCTGTGCGCAGGACGTTGCCGCGGTAACAGGCGCAACGGTAACCAGCATAAATCAGGCTGCGGCTAAAATGGCACGGGCAGGTCTTCTGGCTATCGAAGGTAAGGTCTGGCGAACGGTGTATTACCGGTTTGCTACCAGAGAAGAACGGGAAGGAAAGGTGAGCACGAATCTGATTTTTAAGGAGTGTCGCCAGAGTGCCGCGATGAAACGGGTATTGAGGGTATATAAAAGAACATCAATGGGTACACAATGATGAAACAGGTGAGTTGAGTTCAAACTGTAGTACAATTCTCTCCAGTTTGAACAGGAAAGAATATTCTATGAACCCTTATATTTATCTTGGTGGTGCAATACTTGCAGAGGTCATTGGTACAACCTTAATGAAGTTTTCAGAAGGTTTTACACGGTTATGGCCATCTGTTGGTACAATTATTTGTTATTGTGCATCATTCTGGTTATTAGCTCAGACGCTGGCTTATATTCCTACAGGGATTGCTTATGCTATCTGGTCAGGAGTCGGTATTGTCCTGATTAGCTTACTGTCATGGGGACTTTTCGGCCAACGGCTGGACCTGCCAGCCATTATAGGCATGATGTTGATTTGTGCCGGTGTGTTGGTTATTAATTTATTGTCACGAAGCACACCACATTAAAAATAATTTGTTTCTAAACGACTAAAATATGGAGGCTCTTATATTTATATGAGCCTCGTTTTATGCTTTTTGTTAATGTCTTTATTTTTTTATGTATTCTTTTGTGCTTTCAAGATTATGGCGTAAGAAAATTGCAATACGATTATTGTTGTATATTCAAGATAATGTGACCTTAATTGTCTTTTTAAATAAAAATTAAACAAAAATTATATCCCACCACTAAGGTTTATAAAAGCATACGTTAGCAGGTGTCACCATGAAAAAAGCCATAGCATATATGCGATTTTCATCACCAGGTCAGATGTCTGGCGACTCATTAAACCGACAGAGAAGACTTATTGCTGAATGGTTAAAGGTAAATAGTGATTATTATCTTGATACCATAACATATGAAGATTTAGGATTAAGTGCATTCAAAGGAAAGCATGCACAATCAGGAGCTTTTTCGGAATTTTTAGATGCTATAGAGCATGGTTATATATTGCCAGGAACTACATTGTTAGTTGAAAGTCTGGACAGACTTTCAAGAGAAAAAGTCGGTGAAGCGATTGAACGTCTGAAATTGATTTTGAATCACGGTATTGATGTTATAACTCTTTGCGACAATACAGTCTATAATATTGACTCTTTGAATGAGCCATATTCATTAATAAAAGCCATACTTATAGCACAAAGGGCAAATGAAGAAAGCGAGATAAAGTCAAGTCGGGTTAAATTATCATGGAAGAAAAAACGGCAGGATGCACTGGAATCAGGTACGATTATGACGGCGTCTTGTCCGAGATGGCTCTCCTTAGATGACAAAAGAACGGCTTTTGTTCCAGACCCCGACAGGGTGAAAACTATTGAGCTAATTTTTAAACTCAGGATGGAAAGGCGCTCATTGAATGCAATAGCCAAGTATTTAAATGATCATGCTGTAAAGAATTTCTCAGGAAAAGAAAGTGCATGGGGACCTTCTGTAATTGAAAAATTATTAGCGAATAAAGCTCTGATAGGTATATGCGTACCTTCATATCGTGCAAGAGGTAAAGGAATAAGTGAAATCGCTGGCTATTATCCCAGAGTCATATCAGATGATTTGTTTTACGCTGTACAGGAAATTCGGTTGGCACCTTTTGGTATTAGCAATAGTAGCAAAAATCCTATGTTGATAAATCTACTTCGAACAGTTATGAAGTGCGAGGCTTGTGGTAATACCATGATTGTTCATGCGGTATCTGGAAGTTTGTATGGCTATTATGTTTGTCCGATGAGAAGACTGCATCGATGTGACAGGCCATCAATAAAGAGAGATTTGGTTGATTATAATATCATTAATGAGTTGCTTTTTAATTGTAGTAAAATCCAACCAGTTGAAAACAAGAAAGATGCTAATGAAACTTTAGAGTTGAAAATTATTGAGCTCCAGATGAAAATTAATAATTTAATTGCTGCATTATCTGTTGCGCCTGAAGTTACCGCTATAGCAGAAAAAATCAGAGTATTAGATAAGGAATTACGAAGGGCTTCTGTATCATTAAAAACTTTGAAGAGTAAAGCGGTGAGTTCACTTGGTGATTTTCATGCTATTGACTTAACCAGTAAAAATGGGCGAGAGCTATGTCGTACACTTGCCTATAAAACATTCGAAAAAATCATAATCAATACAGATAATAAAACCTGTGATATCTATTTTATGAATGGCATTGTTTTTAAACACTATCCTTTAATGAAAACAATATCCGCCCAGCAGGCGATAAGTACTCTCAAATATATGGTTGATGGTGAGGTTTATTTTTGAGTAATAATCACTTTTTCAACCGTGCTATAGTAAGAAAGTTAGGTAAGTACAATAAAATTATCTATCCTGAACGAAGCGTCCTGAGCTATGGTTTTACTATAGAGACTGCCAATGGATGCTGGCGTTCTCGTTCTAGCAGTTCAACAATACCCAATCACAAAACAATTCACTGATAACGAACTTTGCACACTCGCCTGGTTATGGCGAGCAGGGAATGTGATGTTAATTACCTACCAGAACGTTACTCCTCTTCTTCAGGTTGCGGAGCATCGTGAAGCTGGTCGCTTCACTTCTATCGAGCAAGAATATCCCCAGATACTCAATAAGGCACAGGCAATCCTTGCCAGAGAAACGGCACATGTAAAATTCCGGCCGTGGCAGGATGATAAGTGGAGTCGAGTTTTGCCGCATTTACGTTCGGATCGATTACAGTAGATTCCAATTAACAATGAGAAACACATAGCCACCCCGTGGTATTGAAACCATATAATGTTGGATTTGAAAACAGATCTTTTTCCATGTATTAATAACTACATCCCCGCGAGTGATTCAAAAAGGAGGGCCCAATTTTGTCCGAGTTTTTGTATTCCCCCGCATGCCGCTGCGGAGCACTACATCTGAGTGTCTGACTAGGGGATAAAATTAGACTGGATAGTGAGAAGAAAGTGGCGTGCTAGGCTGTGCCGAGTGCTACCAGTACACCCTGGGGGTGTGCAGCTTTCGCCGAGACTGTAGTGGGTATCGGTTAATGCACGAAAAACCGAGAGGTCAGACAACCAATTTGCCGTAGGATTGTTTCCGGTGCGATACCGGTGTACTAACTGAAAGCAATGCGAAAAAGCATAAACTCGGTCCTTCAGTCGCCCTACACACTATTTACTAAGAAGGGCTAAAGCATGGATACAATTATCACATGGATGGGAGATCGTCTGTTGGGGTGGATAACAAACAAATCCGATCTGCGGCAGAGGGCAATCACTGGATTAACTCCTGCGATTTATTCAACAATTTTATATACTGAAAAATTAAAACGTGGTGAGCCTAATAACCCAAACGAAGAAGAAAAACTTTATAGGCTTTGGTATGAAGCGTCTTCCCAAGTCATAGACTTTGATCGAGAGCTGGCTAAAAGATGTTTAGATAAATCAGAATATTGGCTTCATTCTGAATTATATAGCCCTGAGAAAGTTGGAGAGCTAAACATTTCTTTGGTTGGTATGAAGGCAACGCTTGAAGGAATAAAGCACAATTAAAACCTTTGATTTGCGATAATCAACTCGCCATAATCATGTCATCGGAGCCTGAACAACTCCGGTGACTTCTGCGCTAAACGGGGACGTTTATGCGCACACACAATCCAAACTCTCTTCTCCCTCCACAGATGCAGAAATGCACCTGCGATATATTGTATCCAGCGTTTGACCTCTGCGGAGGTGAAGCGTGAATCTCCCACAAGATGGCATCAAATTACATCGCGGTAACTTCACCGCTATCGGTCGGCAGATCCAGCCTTATCTGGAGGAGGGCAAATGCTTTCGCATGGTGCTTAAACCGTGGCGTGAGAAACGCAGTCTTTCCCAGAATGCACTCAGCCACATGTGGTACAGCGAAATCAGTGAATACCTCATCAGCAGGGGTAAAACGTTCGCTACTCCAGCTTGGGTAAAAGATGCTCTCAAACACACATATCTCGGTTATGAAACCAAAGACCTGGTTGATGTCGTAACCGGTGATATCACCACTATCCAGTCGTTACGCCATACCTCCGATCTTGATACCGGAGAGATGTATGTCTTCCTGTGTAAGGTTGAAGCCTGGGCGGTGAATATTGGCTGCCACCTGACTATTCCGCAGAGCTGCGAGTTCCAGCTGCTCCGCGACAAGCAGGAGGCGTAATGGCTACACCGCTTATTCGTGTCATGAACGGACACATCTACAGAGTACCAGATCGTCGTAAGCGTAAACCGGAGCTGAAGCCTTCCGAAATACCAACACTGCTCGGATATACCGCCAGCCTGGTTGATAAAAAATGGTTGCGACTGGCAGCAAGGAGGAATCATGGCTGATTTGAGAAAAGCAGCGCGTAGTCGGGAATGCCAGGTAAGAATCCCTGGCGTATGTAATGGCAACCCTGAAACGTCTGTACTGGCACATATCCGGCTGACTGGATTGTGCGGCACCGGTACCAAACCGCCAGACCTGATTGCCACCATTGCATGTTCTGCCTGCCACGACGAAATCGACCGCCGCACACATTTTGTCGATGCTGCATATGCAAAAGAATGCGCGCTGGAAGGTATGGCGAGAACGCAGGTTATCTGGCTGAAAGAGGGAGTAATTAAGGCGTGAATACTTACCACATCACACTACCCTGGCCGCCGAGCAATAACCGCTACTACCGCCATAATCGAGGGCGCACGCACATCAGCGCAGAAGGGCAGGCATACCGCGATAACGTCGCCCGAATCATTAAAAACGCAATGCTGGATATCGGTCTGGCTATGCCTGTGAAAATCCGCATTGAGTGCCACATGCCGGATCGCCGTCGCCGTGACCTGGATAATCTACAAAAAGCCGCTTTTGACGCACTCACCAAAGCAGGTTTCTGGCTGGATGATGCTCAGGTCGTTGATTACCGCGTTGTGAAGATGCCAGTTACCAAAGGTGGGAGGCTGGAACTGACCATCACCGAAATGGGGAATGAATGATGTTTGAGTTTTATGTGGCAGAACGTCTTCGCCACCGCTGGATGCGCCTGCGCTTATATCGTTTCCCCGGTTCTGTTTTGACCGATTACCGGATACTGAAGAATTACGCCAAAACCCTGACAGGAGCAGGAGTATGAAGTCAGAGATAACAATCAACTAATACTGTTTTGTTGATTTTTGCTTGTAATTGGCGTTCTGGTCTGATTTTTGTGGAGTAAGTTGATGCGTGATATTCAGATGGTTCTTGAGCGTTGGGGAGCGTGGGCGGCTAATAATCATGAAGATGTGACCTGGTCGTCCATTGCCGCCGGTTTTAAGGGATTAATTCCTTCAAAAGTAAAATCTCGCCCACAATGTTGTGACGATGACGCGATGATCATTTGCGGGTGCATGGCCCGTCTGAAAAAGAACAACAGCGATTTGCATGATTTATTGGTGGACTATTATGTCGGCGGCATGACTTTTATGGCGCTTGCACGTAAGCATGGGCGATCTGATTGTTGGGTTGGCAGGATGCTCCAGAAAGCTGAGGGCGTAGTGGAGGGTATGCTGATGGTGTTGGATCTCCGATTGGAGATGGATACTGATTGTTCGAAATAATTAAAGGAAAAGTTGCTGTCTGATTGTCATTAGTCTAACATTTTAAATGTTGGAATCGCAACGTAGTTATTATCATATAACAGCTTGTTTCCTGATTTAGCCAGCCTCCCCAAAGGCTGGTTTTTTCTAATAAGTATTATTTCGAGTAGGGATTTTATTGTTTAACCCATAATAATTCATTGACATTGAATCCCAACTTTTGAGCGGTTCGCACATAGTCTGCTTTTACTTTATCTGGAATAGTTGGGGTCCTTGCCAGAATCCATAGATATTCTCTGTTCGGACCACTGACAAGAGCATACTTATACTCATCATCCAGTTTGATTACATTATAGCCACCATAGAAGGGGCCAAAAAACGAAACCTTCAACGCTGCAGTTTTAGTATCTCCAGTAAAGTATGCTTTACCTTCGCTCTCGCTCCATTTATTTTTCGTTGGATCGTATCCACGGTTAAGTACACGAATCCCTCCGTCGTTCCGTTTTCCATAAGTAGCGCTGACCTGTTCCAGACCACGTTCGAACCGGTTCTCGAGGCGAGCTATTTCATACCACTTTCCGAGGTAGCGGTTGGCGTCAAAATTTGTAATCGGCTGCACACCTTTAGGTGGTGTCGGGGCCTTACATGCTATAAGAGTGAAAGAGAGTGCAATGCCAGTCAACACAGGCCATAACTTCATAATAAATCCTGTACTTTTGATAGTTGAGAGTAAGTATGAAAGATAGATGATTACGACCGTTCACTTAAAGAACTTTCATACTATATTAGGAATAGTCCATAACAGAAAAATTGTCAGTGATGACGCCAGAAAGGCAATTTATTCCGTGCACTACACAGTTTATGTGTTAATGAATTAGTCAAGGGGGAGAATATGATAAAAAAACCTGTGATTGGAATCAGCGGTTGTTTGGCCGGTTCTGCTGTTCGTTTTGATGGTGGTCACAAAAGAGCTGACTTTTTAATGGACAAATTAGTGGAATGGGTAACATTCAGACCAGTATGTCCAGAAATGGCTATAGGGCTGCCAGTTCCGCGTCCTGCTCTACGTCTTGTGCGCTCGACGCAAGGAAATATACGGATGTGTTTCAGCCACGACCAGAATGAGGATGTGACAGAGAGAATGACAGAGTTTAGTCGTTCTTATATGGACAAATTAAAGGATGTATCGGGGTTTGTGGTTTGTGCTAAATCTCCCAGCTGTGGTATGGAGCGCGTGCGTGTCTATGATGAAAATGGTAATCGAGGTCGTAAAGATGGAGTGGGACTATTTACGAGCACTTTGATGGAAAAGTTTTCCTGGCTACCGGTTGAAGAGGATGGGCGATTACATGATCCAGTGCTTCGTGAGAATTTTGTTGAAAGAGTTTTTGCTTTGCATGAGCTCAATCACCTTTACAAGGAGAAATTATCAAGAAGAGAGTTATTAGCTTTTCATAGTCGTTATAAGCTTCAGTTGTTGGCGCATAGTCAGGCAGGCTATAAAGATATGGGACCATTTGTGGCTGCAATACACGAGTGGGCGGACCTTGAATCATACTTTGAGGTGTATCGTGATAAGCTGATGGCGATTCTCAGAAAACCTGCATCACGTAAAAATCACACGAATGTGCTGATGCATATACAGGGGTATTTTAGTAACTACTTAAGTACACGCCAGCGTAAAGAGTTGAGCGAGGTTATACTTAACTATCGTTCTGGCACATTACCTCTTCTTGCGCCGTTGACTCTGCTGAAGCATTATCTGGGTGAGTATCCTAATGATTACTTGCTTACACAGAATTACTTCGATCCCTATCCGGACGAACTGGCTCTAAGACTGATGGTAAATTAATTGTATGCGATATCATCCAAAAGGATGAGTTCCTGCATGCAGGATATTTACAATCGTAAAAACTACACTATGATACCCAGAGTGTCAGTTTGTATAAAAACTCTGTTTACGCTGAAGAAACCATTGAGATGCAACTTAAAGTTGGTAAACATGCCAGTCAAAATATAATATTATGATTCCACGCAGCTATATATAATATAACAGATTGGTTTAATAATTTGTCTTTGTGAGTTAAATACATAATTTTATACTTGTGATGCAATGAGATTTTCCTTATTGTTGAACTGGCGAATATTGATTTTCCACCTATACTTACCTGGTGTAACCTCAATGATATCAGGTGGATAATATGCCATACATATGTTCTATCATTTTGGTGTTGAACTCGTTTGATGCCCGAATTGGTAAAGAAGATATTTTGTTTAAAAAAGGAAGTGCTGTTCTCATTGATTACAATTTAAAAGATTTTTTTTCATCAAATATAGATCATGTAATGATCGTAGATGTTGAAGAGAAAACAGTTAATGATTTCTTTAAAAGCAACACACTCTCACCTTTTTCTGTAAGAAGGTTTTATCCGGCATACTTGATGGTGGAATGTGAAGATTTTTCATTGTTAAAGAACTTGATTGCATGCTTGAATTGTGATGGCAGAACTGTGGATTTTGTTAGAAATCAAATATCACTTGCATGTCTTGCTATCTTATCTTCAGAGAAAATAGTGCAAAGTTTTTTATTTGGATGTCTTAATAGTTTAGGAAGTAAAGTTAAGGCTATTATTCACACGGATATATCTGCAGCATGGAGACTTTGTGATATATCTTCAAGACTGTATCTGAGTGAAAGTCTGTTAAAAAGAAAATTAAAGCACGAAGGCTTATCATTTAGTAAGTTAATTCTTGAAGAGCGAATGGTGATGGCGGAAAGGTTATTAAGCTACAATTTATATTCTGTTGGAAAAGTTGCTGAGATATGCGGTTATGAAAATACGTCATATTTTGTAAGTGTTTTCAGAAGATATTTTGGTGTTCCTCCCCATCAATATTCATCAAGATTTTTTTTAGAAAAAGACATGATGTCACGTGATACGTTTTAATGATTTTGTAATTTTCGTATTTGATAATTGTATGATGCTTTCAGCTACGCCAGAATAATCGCTGGCGTTTTTCTTTTTGAATAGATGTTCAAGCCTTACGCTAATGTAACTTCTATACCTTTCCTCTTCGTTCCGAACCGTGTACACCATCCGTTATTTGCGGAGGTGAGGCTATGAAATCCATGGATAAGTTAACAACGGGCATTGCCTACGGCACCTCCGCAGGCAGTGCTGGCTACTGGTTTTTACAGCTGCTCGATAAAGTCACGCCCTCACAGTGGGCAGCAATAGGTGTGCTGGGTAGCTTGGTATTTGGCCTGCTGACGTACCTGACAAACCTTTATTTCAAGATTAAAGAAGATAAGCGCAAGGCTGCGAGAGGTGAATAATGCCTCCATCATTACGAAAAGCTGTTGCTGCTGCTATTGGTGGCGGGGCTATTGCTATAGCATCTGTGTTAATCACTGGCCCAAGTGGTAACGATGGTCTGGAAGGTGTGAGACATAATCCTTACAAAGACATAGTTGGTGTATGGACTGTATGTTACGGACACACCGGAAAAGACATTATGCTCGGTAAAACGTATACCGAAGCAGAATGCAAAGCCCTCCTGAATAAAGACCTTGCCACTGTCGCCAGACAAATTAACCCGTACATCAAAGTCGATATACCGGAAACAACGCACGGCGCTCTTTACTCGTTCGTCTACAACGTGGGTGCTGGCAATTTCAGAACATCGACGCTTCTTCGCAAAATAAACCAGGGTGATATCAAAGGCGCATGTGATCAGCTACGGCGCTGGACATACGCTGGCGGTAAGCAATGGAAAGGTCTCATGACTCGTCGTGAGATTGAGCGTGAAATCTGTTTGTGGGGTCAGCAATGAACAGAGTAACCGCGATTATCTCCGCTCTGGTTATCTGCATCATCGTCTGCCTGTCATGGGCTGTTAATCATTACCGTGATAACGCAATCGCCTACAAAGAGCAGCGCGATAACAAGGCCAGTGAACTGGAGAAGGCGAACGCCACCATCGCTGACATGCGGAAGCGTCAACGTGATGTAGCAGAACTCGACGCAAGATACACAAAGGAGCTTGCTGATGCTAACGCGACTATCGAAAGTCTCCGTGCTGATGTTTCTGCTGGGCGTAAGCGCCTGCAAGTCGCCGCCACCTGTGCAAAGTCAACGACCGGAGCCAGCGGCATGGGCGATGGAGAAAGCCCAGGACTTACAGCAGATGCTGAACTCAATTATTACCGTCTCCGAAGTGGAATCGACAGGATAACCGCGCAGGTTAACTACCTGCAGGAGTACATTAGGACGCAGTGCTTAAAATAATTTTAATTGCACTGAAATTTAACAAGTGACTTTCAGGAAAATGCCTCGCAGAAGCGGGGCTTTTTTATGTCCGCAGTAAACGCGCATCTCACGCGCATATTAACGAGAGCCTTTCAGTAAGCGGGCCTGAGAATTGCCGTTATAGGTGGCGACCTCTCTCGGGCGGCTTTTCTGTGAGACAGGCTCACTTTCTAAAAGGTAAAGACGCTATGAACCAATTAGAAGAAAAGCTTCAAAGAATGATTTCCTTATACAAGGAAGATAACTGCCAAAAAGTTCCTGAAAACATCGCAGAGTTAATGGAATTGGCAAGTGAATTTTCTGGCATGCTTAAGTCGTCAGGTGTTCGGTCAGCGTTCTTTGTTGAAATGCTGATGCACGGCGGACTTATGGCAACAATGAGACGTGTAATGGAAGACCAGAGAAAAGAACCTCCTCAGGTATACGTTTTGTCATCGAAGAAAACTGGGCTAACCAAAATTGGGTATTCATCCAACATTCCACAACGCATCAAATCGCTTGGCAACTCTGGACCAGACTGTTTGAAGCTTGAGTGCCTGATCCCTGGTGGAAGAGAAACTGAAAACATGCTTCATCGCAAATTTGCCGCAAAGAGAAAGCACGGTGAATGGTTCGCCCTGTCCAAGGATGACATTGAGGGGTTGAAATCTGTAGCGCTTACTTCTGATGGCTATTAATGCTTGTTTAGAGCAATTTTCATAACAGCTCTTCATTGCAAAGCCCATTTACGGGTGGGCTTGATAATGAAACCGGAATTTATTCTGGGCCACCAGTTAACGGCAGTACCACGAAACAACCCAAGCCAGTAAGTGGGGAAATAACACCGGCAGCCACTGAAAGATGAACCTCCTGCCTTATGGCAAAAAAGATTCTTTGTGGTGGCGGACTGATGGAAAGACATCCTAATTTCAGCCAAACATTGAAGGAGTTGTTATGTCAGCAGAAGGTTTCAATAACCCATCAAAATTCCGGGATGAGTGGGATAGCAGCGTAAAGAGTAAGTGATGCCATCACAAAAGCCATTCCCTACAGAGTGGCTTTGATAATGGCTTATACCCTACACGGGATAACTTAACTGATATCCCTTTTAAAGGATAAAGGTATTCAAGCCTGACACATCATGCGCTGTATCGTCGCCGTATTCCCGTATTAACAGAGACCGTAGCCCGACGGGGAACTCCTTCTGCGCGAGTGTGCGGGAATAATCAAAAACGATGCACACCGGGGTTACCGGGTACACATATTTCATCATGCCAGCGAGTCCGGTTCTGGCACGGAAGAAACCGGACGTTATGATTTAGTGCGGAAATATTTGTGTAGTGTTCTGAATGTTCTCAGTAAAGAGTAATGAATTATCAAAGGTATAGTAATACCTTTTGTTTTTGTGGATATTTGTAATCCATCTGAAAACCCCTGCTGTAGCAAGATTTTTCCTGTATTCGTAAAATGATAACTCTCCTGATTTGAATCCTTTTAATGTGGCTTCTATAAGGCATTTATTTTTTGAAAATCTTACATTTACAACCTTACCCTGTCCTTTTATTAAAACCGTATTATCGTTTTCAAGAACAAGATGAATATTCTCTGTGGCTAAATAGTAAATGTAATGTGAGACATTGTGACGTTTTAGTTCAGAATAAAACCAGTGATAGTTTAAATTATTTCGCACTTTATCGAATATTTGTTTAAAAATGGCAACCTGAGCCATTGTAGTACCTTCCATGTGATATGAGGGTACCTAGTCTGCACGATTATCTAAATTGCTTCAATCTGGTCTGACCTGCTTTCTGAGCAATTCAGTAATGTCACTCTTTTCTTTGTTTGCTTCAGGCGAAACTCTTTTTTCTGAGCACAGTCTTCGGCGGCAGGCTTCAATGACCCAGGCTGAGAAATTCCCAGACCCTTTTTGATCAAGAGCGATGTTAATTTGTTCAATCATTGGGTTAGGAAAGCGGATGTTGCGGGTTGTTGTTCTGCGGGTTCTGTTCTTCGTTGACATGAGGTTGCCCTGTATTCAGTGTCACTGATTTGTATTGTCTGAAGTTGTTTTTACGTTAAGTTGATGCAGATCAATTAATACGATATCTGCGTCATAATTGATTATTTGACGTGGTTTGATGGCGTAGATGCACGTTGTGATATGTAGATGATAATTATTATCATTTTTCGGGTCCTTTCCGGCGATCCGACAGGTTACGGGGCGGCGACCTCGCGGGTTTTCGCTATTTATGAAAATTTTCCGGGGAAAATCATGTCGGTACTTCTCGAACATAACTATTTGTTTTTTCTAATATCGAATCCGTAAAGGTCCGACATGAAAACGCCTAAAAAAGTCATTTTCGGGCACTTTCATGTCGGACCCTGTATTTATTGTGAGACTGTTTCATGAAGGTTAATAAAAAGAAACTTGCCGAAATTTTCAACGTGGATCCGCGAACGATTGAACGCTGGCAGTCTCAGGGACTCCCTTGCGTCTCCGGAGGTGGTAAGGGCGTTGAATCTGTATTTGATACCGCCATGGCAATTCAGTGGTATGCGCAGAGGGAAGCTGATATCGAAAATGAAAAACTCCGTAAAGAGGTTGAGGATTACAGGGCTGCCAGCGAGGCAGATCTCCAGCCTGGGACTATTGAGTACGAACGCCATCGACTTACGCGTGCGCAGGCTGACGCCCAGGAGCTGAAGAATGCCAGAGACTCCGCAGAAGTGGTGGAAACCGCATTCTGTACTTTCGTGCTGTCACGGATCGCAGGTGAAATTGCCAGTATTCTTGACGGGATCCCTCTCTCGGTACAGCGGCGTTTTCCGGAACTGGAAAACCGACATGTTGATTTCCTGAAACGGGATATCATCAAAGCCATGAACAAAGCAGCCGCGCTGGATGAACTGATACCGGGGTTGCTGAGTGAATATATCGAACAGTCAGATTGATATTCTGCGGCGTGATGTACGCGCCGGGCTGCGAGCCCTGTTCAGGCCGGAGCCACAGACCGCCGTTGAATGGGCGGATGCCAATTACTATCTCCCGAAAGAATCCGCATACCAGGAAGGGCGCTGGGAAACACTGCCCTTTCAGCGGGCCATCATGAATGCGATGGGCAGCGACTACATCCGCGAGGTGAATGTGGTGAAGTCTGCCCGTGTTGGTTATTCCAAAATGCTGTTGGGTGTTTATGCCTACTTCATAGAGCATAAGCAGCGCAACACACTTATCTGGTTGCCGACGGATGGTGATGCCGAGAACTTTATGAAAACTCACGTTGAGCCGACCATCCGTGATATTCCTTCGCTGCTGGCGCTGGCCCCGTGGTATGGCAAAAAGCACCGGGATAACACGCTCACCATGAAGCGTTTCACCAATGGGCGTGGCTTCTGGTGCCTGGGCGGTAAAGCGGCAAAAAACTACCGTGAAAAGTCAGTGGATGTGGCGGGTTATGATGAACTTGCTGCCTTTGATGAGGATATTGAACAGGAAGGCTCTCCGACGTTCCTGGGCGATAAGCGTATTGAAGGCTCGGTCTGGCCAAAGTCCATCCGTGGCTCCACGCCAAAAGTGAGAGGCACCTGTCAGATTGAGCGTGCAGCCAGTGAATCCCCGCATTTTATGCGTTTTCATGTTGCCTGCCCGCATTGCGGGGAGAAGCAGTATCTTAAATTTGGCGACAAAGAGACGCCGTTTGGCCTCAAATGGACGCCGGATGACCCCTCCAGCGTGTTTTATCTCTGCGAGCATAATGCCTGCGTCATCCGCCAGCAGGAGCTGGACTTTACTGATGCCCGTTATATCTGCGAAAAGACCGGGATCTGGACCCGTGATGGCATTCTCTGGTTTTCGTCATCCGGTGAAGAGATTGAGCCACCTGACAGTGTGACCTTTCACATCTGGACAGCGTACAGCCCGTTCACCACCTGGGTGCAGATTGTCAAAGACTGGATGAAAACGAAAGGGGATACGGGAAAACGTAAAACCTTCGTAAACACCACGCTCGGTGAGACGTGGGAGGCGAAAATTGGTGAACGTCCGGATGCTGAAGTGATGGCAGAGCGGAAAGAGCATTATTCAGCACCCGTTCCTAACCGTGTGGCTTACCTGACCGCCGGTATCGACTCCCAGCTGGACCGCTACGAAATGCGCGTATGGGGATGGGGGCCGGGTGAGGAAAGCTGGCTGATTGACCGGCAGATTATTATGGGCCGCCACGACGATGAACAGACGCTGCTGCGTGTGGATGAGGCCATCAATAAAACCTATACCCGCCGGAATGGTGCAGAAATGTCGATATCCCGTATCTGCTGGGATACTGGTGGGATTGACCCGACCATTGTGTATGAACGCTCGAAAAAACATGGGCTGTTCCGGGTGATCCCCATTAAAGGGGCATCCGTCTACGGAAAGCCGGTGGCCAGCATGCCACGTAAGCGAAACAAAAACGGGGTTTACCTTACCGAAATCGGTACGGATACCGCGAAAGAGCAGATTTATAACCGCTTCACACTGACGCCGGAAGGGGATGAACCGCTTCCCGGTGCCGTTCACTTCCCGAATAACCCGGATATTTTTGATCTGACCGAAGCGCAGCAGCTGACGGCTGAAGAGCAGGTCGAAAAATGGGTGGATGGCAGGAAAACAATACTGTGGGACAGCAAAAAGCGACGCAATGAGGCGCTCGACTGCTTCGTTTATGCGCTGGCGGCGCTGCGCATCAGTATTTCCCGCTGGCAGCTGGATCTCAGTGCGCTGCTGGCGAGCCTGCAGGAAGAGGATGGTGCAGCAACCAACAAGAAAACACTGGCAGATTACGCCCGTGCCTTATCCGGAGAGGATGAATGACGCGACAGGAAGAACTTGCCGCTGCCCGTGCGGCACTGCATGACCTGATGACAGGAAAACGGGTGGCAACGGTACAGAAAGACGGACGGAGAGTGGAGTTTACGGCCACTTCCGTGTCTGACCTGAAAAAATACATTGCGGAGCTGGAAGTGCAGACCGGCATGACACAGCGACGCAGGGGACCTGCAGGATTTTATGTATGAAAACGTCCACCATTCCCACCCTTCTGGGGCCGGACGGCATGACATCGCTGCGTGAATATGCCGGTTATCACGGCGGTGGCAGCGGATTTGGTGGGCAGTTGCGGGCGTGGAACCCACCGAGTGAAAGTGTGGATGCAGCCCTGCTGCCCAACTTTACCCGTGGCAATGCCCGCGCAGACGATCTGGTACGCAATAACGGCTATGCCGCCAACGCCATCCAGCTGCATCAGGATCATATCGTCGGGTCTTTTTTCCGGCTCAGTCATCGCCCAAGCTGGCGCTATCTGGGCATCGGGGAGGAAGAAGCCCGTGCCTTTTCCCGCGAGGTTGAAGCGGCATGGAAAGAGTTTGCCGAGGATGACTGCTGCTGCATTGACGTTGAGCGAAAACGCACGTTTACCATGATGATTCGGGAAGGTGTGGCCATGCACGCCTTTAACGGTGAACTGTTCGTTCAGGCCACCTGGGATACCAGTCCGTCGCGGCTTTTCCGGACACAGTTCCGGATGGTCAGCCCGAAGCGCATCAGCAACCCGAACAATACCGGCGACAGCCGGAACTGCCGTGCCGGTGTGCAGATTAATGACAGCGGTGCGGCGCTGGGATATTACGTCAGCGAGGACGGCTATCCTGGCTGGATGCCGCAGAAATGGACATGGATACCCCGTGAGTTACCCGGCGGGCGCGCCTCGTTCATTCACGTTTTTGAACCCGTGGAGGACGGGCAGACCCGCGGTGCAAATGTGTTTTACAGCGTGATGGAGCAGATGAAGATGCTCGACACGCTGCAGAACACGCAGCTGCAGAGCGCCATTGTGAAGGCGATGTATGCCGCCACCATTGAAAGTGAGCTGGATACGCAGTCAGCGATGGATTTTATTCTGGGCGCGAACAGTCAGGATCAGCGGGACAGGCTGACCGGCTGGATTGGTGAAATTGCCGCGTATTACGCCGCAGCACCGGTCCGGCTGGGAGGCGCAAAAGTGCCTCACCTGATGCCGGGGGACTCACTGAACCTGCAGACGGCTCAGGACACGGATAACGGCTACTCCGTGTTTGAGCAGTCACTGCTGCGGTATATCGCTGCCGGGCTGGGTGTCTCGTATGAGCAGCTTTCCCGGAATTATGCCCAGATGAGCTACTCCACGGCACGGGCCAGCGCGAACGAGTCGTGGGCGCACTTTATGGGGCGGCGAAAATTCGTCGCATCCCGTCAGGCGAGCCAGATGTTTCTGTGCTGGCTGGAAGAGGCCATCGTTCGCCGCGTGGTGACGTTACCTTCAAAAGCGCGCTTCAGCTTTCAGGAAGCCCGCAGCGCCTGGGGGAACTGTGACTGGATAGGCTCCGGTCGTATGGCCATCGATGGTCTGAAAGAAGTTCAGGAAGCGGTGATGCTGATAGAAGCCGGATTGAGTACCTACGAGAAAGAGTGCGCAAAACGCGGTGACGACTATCAGGAAATTTTTGCCCAGCAGGTCCGTGAAACGATGGAGCGCCGCGCAGCCGGTCTTAAACCGCCAGCCTGGGCGGCTGCGGCATTTGAATCCGGACTGCGACAATCAACAGAGGAGGAGAAGAGTGACAGCAGAGCTGCGTAATCTCCCGCATATTGCCAGCATGGCCTTTAATGAGCCGCTGATGCTTGAACCCGCCTATGCGCGGGTTTTCTTTTGTGCGCTTGCAGGCCAAATTGGGATAAGCCGCCTGACGGATGCGGTGTCAGGTGACAGCCTGACTGCCGGAGAGTCACCCGCGACGCTGGCGTTATCCGGTGATGATGACGGGCCACGACAGGCCCGCAGTTATCAGGTCATGAATGGCATCGCCGTGCTGCCGGTGTCCGGCACGCTGGTCAGCCGGACGCGGGCGCTGCAGCCGTATTCGGGGATGACCGGTTACAACGGCATTATCGCCCGTCTGCAACAGGCTGCCAGCGATCCGATGGTGGACGGCATTCTGCTCGATATGGACACGCCAGGCGGGATGGTGGCGGGGGCATTTGATTGCGCTGACATCATCGCCCGTGTGCGTGACATAAAACCGGTATGGGCGCTGGCCAACGACATGAACTGTAGTGCAGGTCAGCTGCTTGCCAGTGCCGCCTCCCGGCGTCTGGTCACACAGACCGCCCGGACAGGCTCCATCGGCGTCATGATGGCTCACAGTAATTACGGTGCTGCGCTGGAGAAACAGGGCGTGGAAATCACGCTGATTTACAGCGGCAGCCATAAGGTGGATGGCAACCCCTACAGCCATCTTCCGGATGACGTCCGGGAAACACTGCAATCCCGGATGGATGCAACCCGCCAGATGTTTGCGCAGAAGGTATCGGCATATACCGGCCTGTCCGTGCAGGCTGTTCTGGATACCGAGGCTGCAGTGTACAGCGGTCAGGAGGCCATTGATGCCGGACTGGCTGATGAACTTGTTAACAGCACCGATGCGATCACCGTTATGCGTGAGGCACTGGATGCACGTAAATCCCGACTCTCAGGAGGGCGAATGACCAAAGAGACTCAATCAACAACTGTTTCAGCCACTGCTTCGCAGGCTGATGTTACTGATGTGGTGTCAGCGACGGAGGGCGAAAACGCCAGCGCGGCGCAGCCGGACGTGAACGCGCAGATCACCGCAGCGGTTGCGGCAGAAAACAGCCGCATCATGGGGATCCTCAATTGTGAGGAGGCCCACGGACGCGAAGAACAGGCACGCGTGCTGGCAGAAACCCCCGGTATGACCGTGGAAACGGCACGCCGCATTCTGGCCGCAGCACCACAGAGTGCACAGGCGCGCAGTGACACTGCGCTGGATCGTCTGATGCAGGGGGCACCGGCACCGCTGGCTGCAGGTAACCCTGCATCTGATGCCGTTAACGATTTGCTGAACACACCAGTGTAAGGGATGTTTATGATGAGCAAAGAAACCTTTACCCATTACCAGCCGCTGGGCAACAGTGACCCGGCTCATACTGCAACCGCGCCTGGCGGATTGAGTGCGAAAGCGCCTGCAATGACCCCGCTGATGCCGGACACCGCCACCCGTAAGCTGGTTGCGTGGGATGGCACCACCGACGGTGCTGCCGTTGGCATTCTGGCGGTTGCTGCTGACCAGACCAGCACCACGCTGACGTTCTACAAGTCCGGCACGTTCCGTTATGAGGATGTGCTCTGGCCGGAGGCTGCCAGCGACGAGACGAAAAAACGGACCGCGTTTGCCGGAACGGCAATCAGCATCGTTTAACCTGACCCTTCATCACTAAAGGCCGCCTGTGCGGCTTTTTTTACGGGATTTTTTTATGTCGATGTACACAACCGCCCAGCTGCTGGCGGCAAATGAGAAGAAATTTAAGTTTGATCCGCTGTTTCTGCGTCTCTTTTTCCGTGAGAGCTATCCCTTCACCACGGAGAAAGTCTATCTCTCACAAATTCCTGGACTGGTAAACATGGCGCTGTACGTTTCGCCAATTGTTTCCGGTGAGGTTATCCGTTCCCGTGGCGGCTCCACCTCTGAATTTACGCCGGGTTATGTCAAGCCGAAGCATGAGGTGAATCCGCAGATGACCCTGCGTCGCCTGCCGGATGAAGATCCGCAGAATCTGGCGGACCCGGCTTACCGCCGCCGTCGCATCATCATGCAGAACATGCGTGATGAAGAGCTGGCCATTGCTCAGGTCGAAGAGATGCAGGCAGTTTCTGCTGTGCTTAAGGGCAAATACACCATGACCGGTGAAGCCTTCGATCCGGTTGAGGTGGATATGGGCCGCAGTGCGGCGAATAACATCACGCAGTCTGGCGGCACGGAGTGGAGCAAGCGTGACAAGTCCACGTATGATCCGACCGACGATATCGAAGCCTATGCGCTGAACGCCAGCGGTGTGGTGAATATCATCGTGTTTGATCCGAAAGGCTGGGCGCTGTTCCGTTCCTTCAAAGCCGTCAAGGAGAAGCTGGATACCCGTCGCGGATCTAATTCCGAGCTGGAGACAGCGGTAAAAGACCTGGGCGAAGCGGTGTCCTATAAGGGGATGTATGGCGATACGGCGATCGTCGTGTATTCCGGACAGTACGTGGAAAACGACGTCAAAAAGAACTTCCTGCCGGACAACACGATGGTGCTGGGGAACACTCAGGCACGCGGTCTGCGCACCTATGGCTGCATTCAGGATGCGGACGCACAGCGCGAAGGCATTAACGCCTCTGCCCGCTACCCGAAAAACTGGGTGACCACCGGCGATCCGGCGCGTGAGTTCACCATGATTCAGTCAGCACCGCTGATGCTGCTGGCTGACCCTGATGCGTTCGTGTCCGTACAACTGGCGTAATCATGGCCCTTCGGGGCCATTTTCTCTCTGTGGAGGAGTCCATGACGAAAGATGAACTGATTTCCCGTCTTCAGGTGCTGGGTGAGCAACTGAACCGTGATGTCAGCCTGACGGGGACGAAGGAAGAACTGGCGCTCCGTGTGGCAGAGCTGGAAGAGGAGCTTGATGACTCGGATGACACTTCCGGCCAGGACACGCCTGTCAGCCCGGAAAATGCGCTGACCGGGCATGAAAATGAGGTGGTATCAGAGCCGCCGGATACCGTAATTCAGGATACGGCTGATCTGGTCACGGTCGTGGCACTGGTGACGCTGCATACCGATGCACTTCACGCCACACGGGATGAGCCTGTGGATTTTGTGCTGCCGGGAACGGCGTTCCGTGTCTCTGCCGGTGTGGCAGCTGAAATGACAGAGCGCGGCCTGGCCAGAATGCAATAACGGGAGGCACTGTGGCTGATTTCGATAACCTGTTCGATGCTGCCATTGCCCGCGCCGATGAAACGATACGCGGGTACATGGGAACGTCAGCCACCATTACATCCGGTGAACAGTCCGGCGCAGTAATACGTGGTGTTTTTGATGACCCTGAAAATATCAGCTATGCCGGACCTGGCGTGCGTGTTGAAGGCTCCAGCCCGTCCCTGTTTGTCCGGACTGATGATGTGCGGCAGCTGCGGCGCGGAGACACGCTGACCATCGGTGAGGAAAACTTCTGGGTAGACCGGGTTTCGCCGGATGATGGCGGAAGCTGTCATCTCTGGCTGGGGCGGGGTGTGCCCCCTGCCGTTAACCGTCGCCGCTGAAAGGGGGATGTATGTCCATAAAAGGTCTTGAGCAGGCCGTTGAAAATCTCAGCCGTATCAGCAAAACGGCGGTGCCCGGTGCCACCGCAATGGCCATTAACCGCGTTGCTTCATCCGCGATATCGCAGTCGGCGTCACAGGTTGCCCGTGAGACAAAGGTACGCCGGAAACTGGTAAAGGAAAGGGCCAGACTGAAAAGGGCCACGGTCAAAAATCCGCAGGCCAGAATCAAAGTTAACCGGGGGGATTTGCCCGTAATCAAGCTGGGTAATGCGCGGGTTGTCCTGTCCCGACGCAGGCGACGCAAAAAGGGGCAGCGTTCATCCCTGAAAGGTGGCGGCAGCGTGCTTGTGGTGGGCAATCGTCGTATTCCCGGCGCGTTTATTCAGCAACTGAAAAATGGCTGGTGGCATGTTATGCAGCGTGTGGCCGGAAAAAACCGTTACCCCATTGATGTGGTGAAAATCCCGATGGCGGTGCCGCTGACCACGGCGTTTAAACAGAATATTGAGCGGATACGGCGTGAACGTCTTCCGAAAGAGCTGGGCTATGCGCCGCAGCATCAACTGAGAATGGTAATAAAGCGATGAAACATACTGAACTCCGTGCAGCCGTACTGGATGCACTGGAGAAGCATGACACCGGGGCGACGCTTTTTGATGGTCGCCCCGCTGTTTTTGGTGAGGCGGATTTTCCGGCAGTTGCCGTTTATCTCACCGGCGCTGAATACACGGGCGAAGAGCTGGACAGCGATACCTGGCAGGCAGAGCTGCATATTGAAGTTTTCCTGCCTGCTCAGGTGCAGGATTCAGAGCTGGATGCGTGGATGGAGTCCCGGATTTATCCGGTGATGAGCGATATCCCGGCACTGTCAGATTTGATCACCAGTATGGTGGCCAGCGGTTATGACTACCGGCGCGATGATGATGCGGGCCTGTGGAGTTCAGCTGATCTGACTTATGTCATTACCTATGAAATGTGAGGACGCTATGCCTGTACCAAATCCAACAATGCCGGTGAAAGGTGCCGGGACCACACTGTGGGTTTATAAGGGGAACGGTGACCCTTATGCGAACCCGCTTTCAGACGTTGACTGGTCGCGTCTGGCTAAAGTTAAAGACCTGACGCCCGGCGAACTGACCGCTGAGTCCTATGACGACAGCTATCTCGATGATGAAGATGCGGACTGGACTGCGACCGGGCAGGGGCAGAAATCTGCCGGAGATACCAGCTTCACGCTGGCGTGGATGCCCGGAGAGCAGGGGCAGCAGGCGCTGCTGGCGTGGTTTAATGAAGGGGATACCCGTGCCTATAAAATCCGCTTCCCGAACGGCACGGTCGATGTGTTCCGCGGCTGGGTCAGCAGTATCGGTAAGGCGGTGACGGCGAAGGAAGTGATCACCCGCACGGTGAAAGTCACCAACGTGGGACGTCCGTCGATGGCAGAAGATCGCAGCACGGTAACAGCGGCAACCGGCATGACCGTGACGCCTGCCAGCACTTCGGTGGTGAAAGGGCAGAGCACCACGCTGACCGTGGCATTCCAGCCGGAAGGCGCAACCGACAAGAGCTTCCGTGCGGTGTCTGCGGATAAAACAAAAGCCACCGTGTCGGTCAGTGGTATGACCATCACCGTGAAAGGTGTTGCTGCAGGCAAGGTCAACATTCCGGTTGTATCCGGTAATGGTGAACTTGCTGTGGTTGCAGAAATCACCGTCACCGACAGTTAATCCGGAGAGTCAGAGATGTTCCTGAAAACCGAATCATTTGAATATAACGGTGTGAGCGTCACGCTTTCTGAACTGTCAGCCCTGCAGCGAATTGAGCATCTCGCCCTGCTGAAACGACAGGCAGAACAGGCGGGATCCAGTCTCAATCGACAGGTGAGCGTGGAAGATCTCGTCAGAACCGGTGCTTTTCTGGTGGCGATGTCCCTGTGGCATAGCCATCCGCAGAAGACAAAGATGCCGTCCATGAATGAAGCCGTTAAACAAATTGAGCAGGAAGTGCTTACCACCTGGCCCACAGAGGCAATTGCTCAGGCTGAAAATGTGGTAATGCGTCTGTCCGGTATGTCTGAGTTTGTTGTGAATGATGCACCTGAACAGGCAGATGACGCCGGGCCAGCAGAGCCTGTTTCTGCGGGAAAGTGTTCGACGGTGAGCTGAGTTTTGCCCTGAAACTGGCGCGTGAGATGGGGCGACCCGACTGGCGCGCCATGCTTGCCGGGATGTCATCCACGGAGTATGCCGACTGGCACCGCTTTTACAGTACCCATTATTTTCATGATGTTCTGCTGGATATGCACTTTTCCGGGCTGACATATACCGTGCTCAGCCTGTTTTTCAGCGATCCGGATATGCATCCGCTGGATTTCAGTCTGCTGAACCGGCGCGAGGCTGACGAAGAGCCTGAAGATGATGTGCTGATGCAGAAAGCGGCAGGGCTTGCCGGAGGCGTCCGCTTTGGCCCGGACGGGAATGAGGTTATCACCGTTTCCCCGGATGTGGTGGATATGACAGAGGATGACGTAATGCTGATGACAGTCTCAGAAGGGATCGCAGGAGGAGTCCGGTATGGCTGAACCGGTAGGCGATCTGGTCGTTGATTTAAGTCTGGATGCGGCCAGGTTTGACGAGCAGATGGCCAGAGTCAGGCGTCATTTTTCCGGTACGGAAAGTGATGCGAAAAAAACAGCGACAATCGTTGAACAGTCGCTGAGCCGACAGGCGCTGGCTGCACAGAAAGCGGGGATTTCCGTCGGGCAGTATAAAGCTGCCATGCGTATGTTGCCTGCGCAGTTCACCGATGTGGCCACGCAGCTTGCAGGCGGGCAGAACCCGTGGCTCATCCTGCTGCAACAGGGTGGTCAGGTGAAGGACTCCTTCGGCGGGATGATCCCCATGTTCAGGGGGCTTGCCGGTGCGATCACCCTGCCGATGGTCGGTGCCACCTCGCTGGCGGTGGCAACCGGTGCGCTGACGTATGCCTGGTACCAGGGCAACTCAACCCTGTCTGATTTCAACAAAACGCTGGTCCTTTCTGGTCATCAGTCAGGTCTGACGGCAGATCGTATGATGGTCCTGTCCAGAGCGGGGCAGGCAGCAGGGCTGACGTTTAACCAGACCAGCGAATCACTCAGTGCACTGGTTAAGGCGGGGGTACGCGGTGAGGCTCAGATTGCATCCATCAGCCAGAGTGTGGCGCGTTTTTCCTCTGCATCGGGCGTGGAGGTGGATAAAGTTGCTGAAGCCTTCGGGAAGCTGACCACTGACCCGACGTCGGGACTGACGGCGATGGCGCGCCAGTTCCATAACGTGACGGCGGAGCAGATTGCGTATGTTGCTCAGTTGCAGCGTTCCGGCGATGAAGCCGGGGCACTACAGGCTGCGAACGAGGCCGCCACGAAGGGATTTGATGACCAGACCCGCCGCCTGAAAGAGAATATGGGCACGCTGGAAACCTGGGCAGACAGGACAGCACGGGCATTCAAATCCATGTGGGATGCAGTGCTGGATATTGGTCGTCCTGATACCGCTCAGGAGATGCTAATTAAGGCAGAGGCTGCGTTTAAGAAAGCGGACGACATCTGGAGTCTGCGCAAGGATGATTATTTTGTTAACGATGAAGCACGGGCGCGTTACTGGGATGATCGTGAAAAGGCCCGTCTTGCGCTTGAAGCCGCCAGAAAGAAGGCTGAACAGCAGACTCAACAGGACAAAAATGCGCAGCAGCAGAGCGATACCGAAGCGTCACGGCTGAAATATACCGAAGAGGCGCAGAAAGCTTACGAACGGCTGCAGACGCCGCTGGAGAAATATACCGCCCGTCAGGAAGAACTGAACAAGGCACTGAAGGACGGAAAAATCCTGCAGGCAGATTACAACACGCTGATGGCGGCAGCGAAAAAGGACTATGAAGCGACGCTGAAAAAGCCGAAACAGTCCGGCGTGAAGGTGTCTGCGGGCGATCGTCAGGAAGATGGTGCTCATGCTGCCCTGCTGGCGCTTCAGGCAGAACTCCGGACACTGGAAAAGCATACCGGAGCGAATGAGAAAATCAGCCAGCAGCGCCGGGATTTGTGGAAGGCGGAAAGTCAGTTTGCGGTACTGGAGGCGGCGGCACAACGTCGCCAGCTGTCCGCACAGGAGAAATCCCTGCTGGCGCATAAAGACGAGACGCTGGAGTACAAACGTCAGCTGGCTGCACTGGGCGACAAGGTTACGTATCAGGAGCACCTGAATGCGCTGGCGCAGCAGGCGGATAAATTCGCACAGCAGCAACGGGCAAAACGGGCAGCCATTGAGGCGAAAAACCGGGGGCTTACTGACCGGCAGGCAGCGCGGGAAGCCACAGAACAGCGCCTGAAGGAACAGTATGGCGATAATTCGCTGGCGCTGAATAACGTCATGTCAGAGCAGAAAAAGACCTGGGCGGCTGAAGACCAGCTTCGCGGGAGCTGGATGGCAGGCCTCAAGTCCGGCTGGAGTGAGTGGGAAGAGAGCGCCACGGGCAGTATGTCGCAGGTTAAAAGTGCAGCCACGCAGACCTTTGATGGTATTGCGCAGAATATGGCGGCGATGCTGACCGGCAGTGAACAGAACTGGCGCAGCTTCACCCGCTCCGTGCTGTCCATGATGACAGAAATTCTGCTTAAGCAGGCAATGGTGGGGATTGTCGGGAGTATTGGCAGCGCCATTGGCGGGGCTGTTGGTGGCGGCGCATCAGCGTCAGGCGGTACAGCCATTCAGGCAGCTGCGGCGAAATTCCATTTTGCGACCGGAGGATTTACGGGAACCGGCGGCAAATATGAGCCAGCGGGGATTGTTCACCGTGGTGAATTTGTCTTCACTAAGGAGGCAACCAGCCGGATTGGCGTGGGGAATCTCTACCGGCTGATGCGCGGCTATGCCACCGGCGGTTATGTCGGTACACCGGGCAGCATGGCGGACAGCCGCTCGCAGGCGTCCGGGAAGTTTGAGCAGAATAACCATGTGGTGATTAACAACGACGGCACGAACGGTCAGATAGGGCCACAGGCGCTGAAGGCGGTTTATGACGTAGCCCGTAAGGCGGCAATGGATGTTGTGACCGGGCAGATGCGCGATGGTGGTCTGTTCTCCGGAGGTGGACGATGAAAACCTTCCGCTGGAAAGTGAAACCCGGTATGGATGTGGCTTCGGCCCCTTCCGTAAGAAAGGTGCGCTTTGGTGATGGCTATTCCCAGCGAGCGCCTGCCGGGCTGAATGCCGACCTGAAAACGTACAGTGTGACGCTTTCTGTTCCCCGTTGGGAGGCCACGGCGCTGGAGTCGTTTCTGGCTGAGCACGGTGGCTGGAAATCCTTTCTGTGGACGCCGCCTTATGAGTGGCGGCAGATAAAGGTGACCTGCGCAAAATGGTCGTCGCGGGTCAGTATGCTGCGTGTTGAGTTCAGCGCAGAGTTTGAACAGGTGGTGAACTGATGCAGGATATCCGGCAGGAAACATTGAATGAATGCACCCGTGCGGAGCAGTCGGCCAGCGTGGTGCTCTGGGAAATCGATCTGACAGAGGTCGGTGGAGAACGTTATTTTTTCTGTAATGAGCAGAACGAAAAAGGTGAGCCGGTCACCTGGCAGGGGCGACAGTATCAGCCGTATCCCATTCAGGGGAGTGGTTTTGAACTGAATGGCAAAGGCACCAGTACGCGCCCCACGCTGACGGTTTCTAACCTGTACGGTATGGTCACCGGGATGGCGGAAGATCTGCAGAGTCTGGTCGGCGGAACGGTGGTCCGGCGTAAGGTTTACGCCCGTTTTCTGGATGCGGTGAACTTCGTCAACGGAAACAGTGACGCCGATCCGGAGCAGGAGGTGATCAGCCGCTGGCGCATTGAGCAGTGCAGCGAACTGAGCGCGGTGAGTGCCTCTTTTGTACTGTCCACGCCGACGGAAACGGACGGCGCTGTTTTTCCGGGACGTATCATGCTGGCCAACACCTGCACCTGGACCTATCGCGGCGATGAGTGCGGTTATCAAGGCCCGGCGGTCGCGGATGAATATGACCAGCCAACGTCCGATATCACGAAGGATAAATGCAGCAAATGCCTGAGCGGTTGTAAGTTCCGCAATAACGTCGGCAACTTTGGCGGCTTCCTTTCCATTAACAAACTTTCGCAGTAAATACCATGACACAGACAGAATCAGCGATTCTGGCGCACGCCCGGCGATGTGCGCCAGCGGAGTCGTGCGGCTTCGTGGTGAGAACGCCGGAAGGGGAAAGATATTTTCCCTGCGTGAATATCTCCGGTGAGCCGGAGGCGTATTTCCGGATGTCGCCGGAGGACTGGCTGCGGGCAGAGATGCAGGGTGAGATTGTGGCGCTGGTCCACAGTCACCCCGGTGGTCTGCCCTGGCTGAGTGAGGCTGACCGGCGGCTGCAGGTGCAGAGTGATTTGCCGTGGTGGCTGGTCTGCCGGGGGACGATTCATAAGTTCCGCTGTGTGCCGCATCTCACCGGGCGGCGCTTTGAACACGGGGTGACGGACTGTTACACGCTGTTCCGGGATGCTTATCATCTGGCGGGGATTGAGATGCCGGATTTTCATCGCGAGGATGACTGGTGGCGTCACGGTCAGAATCTCTATCTGGATAATCTGGAGGCCACAGGGCTGTATCAGGTGCCGTTGTCATCAGCACAACCGGGCGATGTGCTGCTGTGCTGTTTTGGTTCATCGGTGCCGAATCATGCCGCCATTTACTGTGGTGATGGCGAGCTGCTGCACCATATTCCTGAACAACTGAGCAAACGAGAGAGGTATACCGACAAATGGCAGCGACGCACACACTCCCTCTGGCGTCACCGGGCATGGCGCGCATCTGCCTTTACGGGGATTTGCAACGATTTGGCCGCCGCATCGACCTTCGTGTGAAAACGGGGGCTGAAGCCATCCGCGCACTGGCCACACAGCTCCCGGTGTTTCGTCAGAAACTGAGCGACGGCTGGTATCAGGTACGGATTGCCGGGCGGGACGTCAGCACGTCCGGGTTAACGGCGCAGTTACATGAGACTCTGCCTGATGGCGCTGTGATTCATATTGTTCCCAGAGTCGCCGGGGCCAAGTCAGGTGGCGTATTCCAGATTGTCCTGGGGGCTGCCGCCATTGCCGGATCATTCTTTACCGCCGGAGCCACCCTTGCAGCATGGGGGGCAGCCATTGGGGCCGGTGGTATGACCGGCATCCTGTTTTCTCTCGGTGCCAGTATGGTGCTCGGTGGTGTGGCGCAGATGCTGGCACCGAAAGCCAGAACTCCCCGTACACAGACAACGGATAACGGCAAACAGAACACCTATTTCTCCTCACTGGATAACATGGTTGCCCAGGGCAATGTTCTGCCGGTTCTGTACGGTGAAATGCGCGTGGGGTCGCGGGTGGTCTCTCAGGAGATCAGCACGGCAGACGAAGGGGATGGTGGTCAGGTTGTGGTGATTGGTCGCTGATGAAAAACGTTTATGTGAAACCGCCTCCGGGCGGTTTTGTCGTTTATGGAGCGTGAGGAATGGGTAAAGGCAGCAGTAAGGGGCATACTCCGCGCGAAGCGAAGGACAACCTGAAGTCCACGCAGTTGCTGAGTGTGATCGATGCCATCAGCGAAGGGCCGGTTGAAGGTCCGGTGGATGGATTAAAAAGCGTGCTGCTGAACAGTACGCCGGTGCTGGACAGTGAGGGGAATACCAATATCTCCGGCGTCACGGTGGTGTTCCGGGCCGGTGAGCAGGAGCAGACACCGCCGGAGGGATTTGAATCCTCCGGCTCCGAGACGGTGCTGGGTACGGAAGTGAAATACGACACGCCGATCACCCGGACCATCACGTCGGCAAACATTGACCGACTGCGTTTTACCTTCGGCGTGCAGGCACTGGTGGAAACCACCTCAAAGGGGGACAGGAATCCGTCGGAAGTCCGCCTGCTGGTTCAGATCCAGCGTAATGGTGGCTGGGTGACGGAAAAAGACATCACCATTAAGGGCAAAACCACCTCGCAGTATCTGGCCTCGGTGGTGGTGGGTAACCTGCCGCCGCGCCCGTTCAATATCCGGATGCGCAGGATGACGCCGGACAGCACCACAGACCAGCTGCAGAACAAAACGCTCTGGTCGTCATACACCGAAATCATCGATGTGAAACAGGGCTACCCGAACACGGCACTGGTCGGCGTGCAGGTGGATTCGGAGCAGTTCGGCAGCCAGCAGGTGAGCCGTAATTATCATCTGCGCGGGCGCATTCTGCAGGTGCCGTCGAACTATAACCCGCAGACGCGGCAATACAGCGGTATCTGGGATGGAACGTTTAAGCCAG